TGAAGTCGTCGATGCGCCACCTGTCGTAAGGCGCCGACTGAATCCCGATGCGATGCGTCTTCATCAGTTCCTTGATGTCGTTTGCCACATGCGAAAGCGAGATCGTGTTGCCGGGTGTTGTGCGAACCCATCCGCGCGCAACCCATGTCTCGTATGGAACTTTGTCTTCAACCGTCTTCTCGTGAACCATGGCCTCTGGAATCCAGAACTCCGGCCACCAGTAGATGTGCCCCTTGATCTTCCGGCTGAAAACGGCTGCCGTCAAGTCGCGCACCTGGGACAAGTCGAGCCCAAGCGCGACATCATCGTGATTCGCGAACATCGACAGGTCGAACTTGTTTAGAGCACCATTCCACGCGCCATAATCAATGAACGGATTATCAGCGGCAGTCCAGATGCAGAAGTTCAGGCGCTTAACGTCTGACTGCTTCGATGGCATTGTCGCGGCTGCAATCTGATCGCGAATGTATTGCTTCTGGATTGTAATGCCGAGCATTGGATTGGCTTTAATCCAACATTCTTCATCGACGAAGGGATCATCATCTTTATCCAGGCTACACACATAGGAAAAGAAGCGATCATCTTGCTCCATTCCGAATGCAACACGCTCGGCCTTGTCGTGGTATTCACCACACACCGTTTGCTTGTCTGATCCTGAGTTAGTAATGATGAAGACAAGTGGCTGCTTTCGCCCCTTCTGTCCTGCGCCCATCATGTTCACTACGAGCGGACTCTTGTGCTCGTGAAGTTCGTCGATCAAGCCAATGTGAGGACGCGCACCAGACTGCCCCTCATCAGATGAGATTGGGCGAAAGTTGGAGTTGGTCTGCTCGTCATAGATGTTCCACACATTCGGCTGCTTGCCACTCAACTTCAGCCTCTTTGAAAGCGGTGGCGACATTTCAACGAATGACACTGCATCCTTGAACATAATCATCGCCTGATCTTTCTTGGCTGCGGCGCTAAATATCTCCGCTCTATGTTCACCGTCTGCAATTAATCCGTACATACCAATGCCTGCTGCTAAAGGCGATTTACCCGACCCCTTCGCAGTTTCTACATAAGCAGTTCTAAACCTTCTATATCCACTGCATTTATCGTTGATTGTATTAGACTCAATCCAGCCGAATAATGAGCCAATGATAAACTTCTGCTGCTCACCAAGATGGAACTGAGTCGGCTCTCCGTCTGAGTCCTCATCCTTAAGCGGATCAAGCCGCAGGACCACAGGGAAGAAGTTGATCGCGTGATCCGCCTTGCGCGCAGAGAACACGAAGCCTCGCGCCGGAGCGTCCTTTAGATCGTCCAGATGACGCTTGCATGCGGCCCTGACTATCGGGCCAGCAACGATCCTTCCCTCAACCACATCGAGCGCGTATGCGTGCGTGGGGTGAGAGAGATCGGTGTCATGCGGGGTCATGGTCGGCGGGGTCCAGATACTGGCGAGACTCAGGGATCTCTGCAACGTCGTCGCCATGCTCAGGAGTCATCGCGATGGCTACCAGCTTTCCAATGGCGTCAGTCTGCCGATCCATGACATCAAGCAGCTTTTCCACCATGGCCTCAAGCCGGGCGATGTGCCGCGCCTGGATGCGGAGTTCTCTGTCGATCATGTTTGATCCCGTGTCTGCCGAGATCATTCTGCCACAGAAACGAAAATCCCGGCACTTGGCCGGGATCTCGGTTAATGGCGCAGCGGCCTGCACTGATCTCAGGCATGAATCGTCGAGTTGTTCTTTTGAGCAGCTTGGCGCTGATGAGCGCGGCCACGGCGCAAAATCCGTCACCTACCGAAACACGTTCCCCGATCTGGTCAGCCCCAGCATTCACTGCATTGAAAAGGTGCCGCCCTTGGGTTCCATTCCGGGCGGCGGGAACGTCAAGCTGCCTGAGCAACCTGATAGACGCTATCGTTGGCATCTAAGGATTTGGCCCATCGCATCGGACACAAGACTCATGCGCTACCCGGTGCCGCAGGAACCATCACGAGTTGTCCATCTGAACTTACCATCCCGTCGAAACGCGGGGCGACTGCGTACTTGTGCGTCGGGTGCGATAGGTCGGTGCAGTGTGGCTCCATTACTTAAAGAACTCCTTTGGAGGAAAGTAATGCGGCTTTAGGTGCGGGGCATTGAACACTATTACTTCGCTGTGAAATTGCACTTTCTCAAAAGTGTCAATTTGCAATGAAATTATTGATGAAATCTCAGATTGAGAGTCGCGAAGCCATCGCCATCGCTGGCTGTGCTGCCTTTGGTTCAGCCGAAATCCCATAGGACAAAACAGAACGGTCTGAACATGGCCGCATCTCTCAATTATCTTCCTGTGAAACGCCTCACTGCCAAGCATGCGCCCGGTGCCAAGGTTGAATGGAGGATTGCAAACAACAAGGTCGCACTCGATCTTTTCCGTGCCTGTCAGAAAGTTTTCCCCTCTCTTGATCTCATAGCCGATTGTTTTTGCGCGGCCATCGAAAGGCGCCAGCAATCTTCCGTCTCCACACGCAGGATCAAGGACGGCTTTGGCGTCAGGGAAAAGGCTTGCGATGAACTCGCACAGCCATATCGGTGTAGGCACATCCTGACGCTTCGGGTTGGTGTTGTAGTCGTTCCTCGAAACCGTGAGTGGCGATGCCATGTCTAGTCCTCTGCGCAAAGGTAAGTGGGTTTTGCGGGCTTGCCTGGGTCGATGTCCTCGTCCTCTTGAGGCGTCATCGCAATAGCCACAAGGCGCGACTTTGCGGGTGAGTCTAGTTTCCTAAGCTTGAGACTACTTCCCTGATGTGCTCTCTGGTGGACCTGGGGAATCGAACCCCCGTCCGCGATGCTTGCTTGCAACTTCGTACAGCCATAGATGCAACTGGCGACCACCGCGCGACCGCGGGTGTTAGCCCGGCCGCCATGGTTCGGCGCAACGGTGCGCGCGGTGGTCATTGGATCAACCGGCAGCACACCGCAATGTGCTATCGGTTGAGCACTGCCGACAGGAGCCGGCAGTGCGTGGAAAGTGCGACCAGGAAAACCACACTTCGTAGCGTCCAATCCGCTATGCCGTTCTGGCGAGGCTGCCAGGGGCGCCGAAGTGCCGGGATGAAGCGCGGCTCTCGCCGTCGATTGCGAGGCGGTCCGCGCACAGTTCGCGGATACGCCCACGGCCAGCAAGCGAACCGCAAAATCCAGCGAATCAGTTTCAGCATTGGAGGTTCCAAGGTTCACAGATGCGGGTCATCCGAGCCGCCGAAATACTCCGGCCCAAAATGCGAGCAAATCGCAATGCCGGCGAGGATCAGCAGAAGCGGGATTCCGGGGAGTAGGAGCAGGTAGAGCGGGTTCATGCTGCCTTCTTGCACCGTCGAAGGTGCAGCTTGTAGAGCTTGACGGCAACGAAGCCCTTGGGCTCGCCGGTCTTTCCAGACTTGATGTCATGCAGGCCCTGCGGCTTGATTCCAACAAGGTCGGCCAGATCGGTGAGCCGAAGCCCGCTATCGATAAGTTCGTTTACGCGCTGTTGCCATGTGGTCTCGTTCATGGCGCCGATCATCTACGCTTTGGCGTAACTGGTCAAGCGGGAGTTGCAAGAATTTTGCGCCGAATGGCGACTCGCCGACGAGCGGTTGCCGTCGTGTCTGTGCGGTAGTACACTGTGCCGTAACGAGAAACGGACCCGTTGCGGGTCCGTTCTCGGATGCGAAGTCTCTTGGCAGGGCACTTTCGCACCAGGTCGTTACAGGTTGAGATTGTACGCACTACGCATTGTCGTGAAAAGCCCCGCCATCAGAACGCATCCCGTCAGGGCGCGTTAGCTATGCGGGCGTTTGTTCGGGCCGCACCCAGGAAACGGACTCCACCCGTCAGGACTGGCGGGCACGCTTAGAAGTAGCGCATCCCCGGCGTGGGCGAGGCAGACGAAGCCAGACCGAAAACAGGCGAACCTCAATTGATCTTTGGCCGCTTGCATGCCGGACGCATGCGCCTGACAAGTGAATCATCGTCGATCTGCCAGCAACCAACGACTGGCCTAGCCTGCGATAAGCGGGGATCAAGAGGAAGGGGTGCGCTTGCCCGAAAGCATGGCCTGAAACTTTCCGACGAGCGGTTAAAGAAAGTGATTGCATTCGCCGCAGCGAACGCGGATAGTCTACCCATCGCCACACAGTGGCAGGGATGGGGCAGAACGAGATGACGACCAAGACCGCGCGGGCCGAGTCACTGGCAAAACTGGAAATGTTCCGCCGCGAACTGCGCAGCATGCTGGCCGCGTGCGATGACCTTGAGTCGCTTGCGAAGCGCGGGCAGGACTGGGGCGTTACTGGTTCGATCAACGCCGCCTTTGACCTGCTGATTGAGTGTCAAGACGCCATGCGCGACACGCTCGCCTAAGCCACTTGTCGATGCGCCTTCGGGCGCATCAGCAAGCCACGTAACCCTCCCCACTCGCGCCGGGAATAGGAGATAGCAAGTGAAAAACTCGGAAGGCTACGAACTCAAGGCGTCGCACGTCCCGGCAAGCTGGGGCGATGACTTCGCATCTGTGCGAATCGAAAAGGCTGGGTGCATGAGTTTCAGTGTCTACCCGCTGACGGCTTCGGATCTGCGCGAACTGGCGGGCGAGTTACTGGCCTGCGCCGGCAAGATGGACGCCGCTGCTGCTGACAACCAGCGCCTTAATTCCGCCGTCGCCGAAGCGATGTGGGAAGGTGCGTTGTGAGCCTCAACGGAATCAGTCAGCGTTACAGGGCGGGCGTTCTGGCTGTCTCGCCGCCCGACGAAATCGAAATGCCAGACGAGTATCTGACGAAGGCACGTGAGGAAATCCGCGCCGACAAAGGCTGGATCGCCGATCAGATCGCCGAAGGTATTGATGAAACCATCGTCGATCTGCTGGCCGACACCGGATGCAACAACCAGCGAGTGCGCGACGAAGTGCTGTGCAATCGGTTGCGCGCCATCGTCGCCCAGGCAATCGAACGCGAAGCACCCGACCTCGCCGAATCGCTCTGGAAACGTGACATTGAAGCAAGCCAAGACGCCGCCGCGGAATACGCTGCGGATCGTGACTAACCGATTACGAGGATTGACCGATGAGCGGATTTACCTGGATCGAACCAACATCGTCACGCGGCAGCAACCCGGATAGCTCGCACTTGGTATCCGTCACAGTTTCGCCTGAGTCGCGCGATGGCAGGTCGGCGATGCGCTTGGCGATTGCCATCTACCCGGCTGGCTTGAAGCTGACGCGCTGGATCAAGGGCGACAAGGTTGTAGTTGGCTATGACAGCGAATCGAAGATGTTGGCGATCAAGCGAGTAGCCAACGGCTACGCCTTGTCGAACAACGGCGGATCGAAAAAGTCCAACTCTGTTCGCACAAGCGTCCCGGCCCCGGCTGGACTTGCCGAAATGCGAATCTATCGCCCGACACAATCAGACGTGCAGTTGATCGACGGCATGCTGGTTATCTCGCTGCCAAAGGGAGAGTGAGCCATGGGAACCCTGCATTTCTTCCCCACCGAACGCTTCGCGGGCATGACCCGCGCCACGGAACAACCGCACCCGGTCGAACGTCTGGCAGCCTGGATCCGCAAGGCCGCACACATTCGCGCCAGCGCGTCCCTCGGTTGCGAAGTGTCGCTTGAGCTGGCCCCAAACATCGTCCCGATTCGCCACCGCACCAAGTCCGACGAGATGGCCGCAGCCGTGACCGACTACTGCCATCGCAAGGGCTATCCGGGTCATGTCGTATCGGACTGCATCCGGGTCGGCTTGATGCGGATCAAAGAGGGTAAGTCTGTGGCGAGCGCGATTCAGTCGGCGAAGGCGCGTGCGGATTTTGCGCAGACGTTCGGGCCGAAATCGCCGAGTGCAGCATGACCATCGGCCAGCGAATCCGCGCACTGCGCTCGGCTCACAACATGAGCCAAGATTGTTTCGCGCTACATGCCCGAGTCAGCCAATGGACGATCAGCTCAATCGAGCGCGGCAAACACACGCCATACCCGAGGACGCTTGAGCTGGTAGAGGCGGCGCTGACGAAGATCGAAAAACGAAGGGGAAGGAAGTGAGCGAGTTGGTAGTGCAACAAACTGGCGCGCTTGCCAAGACGCTGAACATTGCCGGCGATGCTGCCGAGCTTGTGGCGGTTCTCAAGGCGACCGCATTCAAGGGGAATGTGTCCGATGCGCAGATGACCGCTCTGCTGGTCGTCGCGAATCAGTATGGCCTTTCGCCCTGGACCAAGGAAATTTACGCTTTTCCTGACAAGAACAACGGCATCGTGCCCGTCGTTGGCGTCGATGGCTGGTCGAGGATCATCAACTCGCACGACCAATTCGACGGCATGGACTTCGCGCAGGACGACGAGTCCTGTACCTGCACGATATACCGCAAGGACCGCTCACACCCAATCCGCGTCACGGAATGGATGGCAGAGTGCCGCCGCGCCAACGTAGGGCCGTGGCAGTCGCACCCCAAGCGGATGCTGCGGCACAAGGCAATGATTCAATGCGCGCGGCTGGCGTTCGGTTTCGTGGGCATCTATGAGCAAGACGAGGCTGAGCGGATTGTCAATGCTGATTACACCGTGGTTCCGGTTGCCGGAGATGGCAAGGCCGAGTCATGGGTCAATGCGATGACCGCAGCCGCCACCATGGGCGATCTGGCAAAGATTCGCGCCGACTGTGCTACGGACTACGGCAGCACCAAGGACGTGCCGCAGGCTGTCCGCGCTGCGTTCAGTGCGCGCAAGGCTGCGATTGAATCAGCGCCCGCCGCCGAGGTCTTGGAAGGCGAGCCGGCATGAGCGCATACGATCCGGCGAAGTGTGCTGAGCGCCTTGGCAAACTGACCGCCAGCAAGGCGGCAGTCATCATGGGCAAGCTCGACACAAGTGGACTTGCCACATACGTCAAAGCCCTTGCGTGGGAGCGCGTCTATGGCGCCCGTGACGAAGAGTACAAGTCAGACGCAATGCAGCGCGGCAACGACTTGGAGCCGTCTGCGATCGACTGGTACGAGTTTGAGACTGCCGCGACTCTGACGCGCACGCCGGGCTTTATGCAGCATCCGACAATCCCGTACGTCGGCGCGTCGCCCGATGCGCTGCGCGACGGGATGACCGTGCAGGCCAAGTGTCCTGGCCACGGCGCGTGGATGGAAGTCATGCGGACGCGAGAGATACCGAGCGAGTACCGCTGGCAGTGCCGCTGGGAACCGTGGGTCGCTGGCGTGTCGCGCATGGAGTTCTTTGTTTGGCATCCAGCAGCGGGCGGAATCATCGTGCCGGGAATCGTCACGCCAGAAGAATGCGACCAAATGGCCGAACGCGCCGCTATTGTCGATGCAATGGTGCAGAAATGGGTCGCGATATTGACCGACACCACCGGGAGACTGGCGGCATGAGCTACACGGACGCGACAGACCAGGTGCTAGCCGTGCTGGATGACTTCAAGATCGCGGCATTTGAAAACGATGAGCAATATGAAGCGCTCGCGAATGCAATCCGCAAGGCCATTGCCATGCACGTTCGTCCCGGCATGGCCGACCCGCTGCAAGACTCCGGAGTGCAAGGACTCGCGCAGCTCGGCCGCAATGCGATTGAACGTGTTGCGCAACTTGAGGCCGAACTCGCCGGCTACGTCGAAGCCAATCGGCACATGAAAGGCGAACTAGACGACGCGCTAGAGGATGCGCGGAAGTATTGCGAGGCGCAGGGGGAGATTGCGCGGCTGCGGGATCGGCTCGATGCGGCACTGTCGCAGAGTTCGCTGTTCGGCGATGCACTACACGCAATCATCAACCGATGCGAAGGCATGGCGAACCGGATAGCCCGCGCCGCACTCGCCCAGGTTGCGGAGGTGCCCAATGGCTGAGTTGAAGGTTGGCGACAAGATTGCAACAGACACGCGATATGGCCGTGGCGTGGTGATTCACACCATCGAAAAAGAGACGCCGACAATGTGGGTTTGCGAACACGTCAAGTTCCGCAAGGATGGATTGCGAATTGTTGGGCGCGATACATGGTGGCCGTTCGCCGGCCGCATTCCATCAGATGCCGACCTGATGACTTCGCGCGTGTCTCGCGCCAGCGACCGTATCAGCAAGGTGCGCGTAACCGCCGCCAACATTGACGCCGCGGAAGCATTCATTGCCGCGTGCGCGACACTACCGGAGCCGCCAAAGTGAGCCAGCCCCAACGCTTCGTCCTTCGCTCAAACGACACAGTGCGCGTCAACGTGCTGGCGAATTGCATCGCGTTCCTTCGCGCGCTGTCGCCCGCCGAGTCTCACCGAATCGAAATCAAGCCCGTATCCGACCGGCGAACGATCAGCCAGAACGCGAAGATGTGGGCGATGCTGAGCGACATTGCGCGTCAGGTTATGTGGCCGATCAACGGCGTGCCGACGCACATAACGCCAGAGGATTGGAAAGACCTGATAACCGCGGGGCTCGCAAAACACCAGCGAATCGCGCAAGGACTTGAAGGTGGCGTCGTCATGCTCGGCAGTCGCACCAGTCGGATGAGCAAGAAAGAACTTGCCGAGTTGATCGAGTACATCTATGCGACCGGCGCAGATCGCGGGGTTGTGTGGGATGAGGCCACGG